TCTCAACATATATCCAAATCTTACCATCACTGGTATGACGACCGGTATGATGACCTTCTTGTGCTTCTTCTGAATTCTTACTGTAAGTGATTACTGGGTATGGTTTTTTAATATGTAGGGTTTTAATACACCATTCAACAAAATTATTAACCTGTTGCATATCTTCATTTGATTCAATACCTTCACTTAATCTATTCTTAATTTTCTTTATCCAAGTATCAGGTGTATGACCATACTTACTAACAAACATGTCATGTAATTTATCACCACTAATTTTATAACGAACACTGATACGTTTCATTAGATTATCAATAGTGCTGTAATCATATTTCTTTAATGAAGGTAATTTATCAGCCAAATCACTTACTGCTGATTCAGCCATTGTTTTCTTCTTCAATGCTTTTACTGGTGACTTACGTACTTTAGGTGCATGTGCTACATTCAATCGTTGTTGTGCAGTATTCATCAATGACAATACTTCTTCATCACTTAATGCATCAGGCATATCTCTACGCCATATTGCAAATTTTTGTTCTTCACTTGCTTGAGGATTCAATAGAATCTCACGCATCGGTGTTGCTCTTGGTCCTTCAATCTTTTGTGCTGGATCGTTAACTTGTTGTCTTGCTATGATTTTTAAACTGTTCAATCCATAATTTTTATAAGGGGACACACCTGACTTATCTGGATTCAATAACCATTGAAATGAGGGTACTTCGGTCTCACCTAAAACTAAAACAACGTTTTTATATTGTTTACCTACATCACTCAATACTTGCCCAAGTGTTTGTCCAAAATTAAATATACCTGCTTGTTTAGGAAATACTTTTTTGTATATTGATAATTTTTCTTCTGGTGTTAATGGATCTTCTTTGCCCATTGTCGCTGAGACAAAAAAGAATGGTGTTGCATTCATTTGTTCTGCTTGCATGATAACTGCTCTTGCCAACAACATATGCCCTTTGTGACCCATACCACGACCCCAACCGACTACGGCTGTGTTTTGTGTTGATTCGTAAAATTCTATGTATCTCATATCTTCTTTGGTGCCCAGTTTTGTTGGTCAATTAACTTTAAGAACTGGCCGGGTAATGGATTATCAAAATTAACTTCAGGATGTGCTTGCACATATCCTTCTGGATTAGTTTGCATTATACCACCGTGTAATCCTAAACTCAATGACTTAATTAATTGCATCTTAGCTCTACTTAGTCCTTCAACTGCACCTAGTACCCTCTGATAACCTGTCTTATCTGCTAACATACCTTGTGCTTGTCCTTCACTTAAATTAGCCTGTGCCCATTGCGGGAAGTCTCTTACTAATCCTTCTTTTCTCAAATGACTATTTAGATATGTATAAAGTATACCACTTGGCCTAGTTAATCCCTTTTTAGGTGATAGATATGTATCAATAATTTGAGCATTATCACTAATAAATTGTTCCATCTTATCAATATAACTTGTATCAACACCTGGCATTTCTTCTACGTATGTAGTGCCTTGTACAATAACATCTTTTGTAGATAAACTTTCTGCGTTTGGATAACGTTGTTCATCACTGCTACCTAATGTAGCGTACCATCCAGTGGCTGCTACCATTAACTTTGCATTTAATTGTTCTGGTCTACCTATTCTTTTACCTAATTCACTACTTATTGGAATGTGAAATTTAGTTATGTTTGGCTGAAAATCAAATGTTTGTGTTTTCTTATTAAACACTGGCATTGCACTTTGTCCATCAGGTTTAGTGCCTGGATAGAATAATAACCCGCCTTCTAAAAATCCTTTTTGTGGACTAATCTTTTCAAAGTAAGGCCACATCTTTGCAAATTTTGTTGCAAACTGAACTCGTTTCTCGTCATTAGGATCAGCATTACCTGTACCCATTACAAAAGCATAAACATCTTTATAGCTATTCATCACCGTCGGTGCACCGCTACTTGTTTGTGTCTTGCCAGATTTTAAATACGCCCATGCATTCTTTGGTATCATTCTAAAGATACCTTTTTCATCACGACCCCAGTATACAACTGGCATGCCGTCCCATTTCAATTCAATAGAATCATAGTTATCAACCATATGCTTCATACGTTCAGCCGCATGTAGTCCACCACCACTTCCGTTAGTGACTACAAGGTCTTCAATATGTTGGTACTTACGACCAACAGCAGGACCTGCGGCTTCAAGTAATAAATCAGATACTCTCATTTTTTTTCTTGTTTACAAATTGTTCAGCAAGCATTACTAATTCTTGTAATTCTTCTATACTCTCGCAATTCCATCTACGTAGTGCTAATGCTTTGGGACTTGGCTTACCGTTGGGTTTTTTCATAGGACCCTTGTTGCCGCCCATTCTAGCACAGAAACTCTTGCGGCGTTTGGCTGCTTTAGATCCTGGCTTTAGCTTACTTGGCTTAGTAGTAACCGCAGTCTTTAATTTACTACCAGGATTCTCTCTACGATATGCACTAACAGCTTTCTTACTCATACCAGCTGTCTTATCTTTTTTATTGACTTTGTTCCAGTCTTCTGCAATGCTTTTATTTACATGATGAATAGGTAAAACATGTTTTGCTACAAATTTATTAATAAGCAACCTTATAATATCTATTCCTTTACCTTTTAATAAATGTATTAAAACTTCATAACCTTGTTTTTTTATCAAATCCAAAAGTTCTTTTTTGTATATTGCTGATAATGCTACTCCTGCACCGGCTACAGGCCCTGCTGCAATTGTCGCGGCTGCGGTTGCCACGCCATAAAAAACAAGATCCTTGAACTGGTCATGTGCGGCACTATCTTCTTTGGGATTCACCGGCTCATCACTTGCTCTTTTTTTCAGTACATTGACCATGTAAGCTGTTTCTTCTTTTTCTTTCATTGCCTTTTTAATTGCACTATTAATGATTATTTGGGCTAATGTAGGAAATGTTGTTGCCAAATTGGCTATCAACCCCGGATCTATTT